TAGTGTTAAAAAATGTTAAAATAGTAAAAATAATTCTACACCTCCGTAAATCGATTTTAAGGCTGTTTTAAGAGCTTTATTTTGTACCTGCTTTATAAGTATACCTTTTTTATGAGAAAGTTCAGTAGTCGAAAATTCGCATATTTATATAAAAATAATTAGGAATTGTAATTTATTAGTTGTAGACGTGCGCGCATTACCATATATACAAAAGGCGTATATCAAAACCATATTTTAGTTTGCTGATTATCAGGCTTTTAACCTACGTAAATAGTTAACTTGTTGTAAATCAATAGTTTATATAATGTTGTTTTTTGTGGTCTACGCATTTTATTAAAAAAAATTCAATATGTTAAAATTTTGTTAAGGTTTTAATATACACTTGTTTTGTATTGATATTAAAAACTATATTTGCATAAGCGAAAGCAAGTTCATTGAAATCTCGGAGTGTAAGAATAAGCCTACAAAGTAAGGGTAGTGGTGCATTACATTGCATCTTTAAACAACCTAAGTTTTGTAGTAAAAATACACTCTGAAACGTAACACACTGAAAATCAAGCTATTAAGGAGCGATACCTTTTTAGCTTACTAAAATAACTTAAATTAAATAAATTAAAAATTAGAAATTATGGTAAAATTAACAAACAAAGAGTATAGCGATTTAATGCTTTTGGTATCTGAAGCAAGAACATACACAAAAAATCACGATGTAAACGAATATAATGATTTGGAAGAAGTAAACCAAATGAGTAGACTAAGAATAAGAACGTATACACATCGTATTTTAAACGATTTGGAAAAGAAAAACGAAAAATTACATAAAATAATAACAACTTAAAAAATAGAAATTATGAAATCACAAAAAGAAATTAACGAAATCAAAAAAACATTAATGAACGGTAACTGTATCTTTACCGTAGAAGGTATTGAAACATATCAAAAATTAGACAATGGCCAATATGGGTACGCTTTGCAACATTTACAAGTTAGTGAAGATATTAGGTATATAGAAGAAGTCAATACTATAGGTATGGGCGGAGAAATGAATATTAGTAAATTCACAGAAAAAACAATACACTTATATAGTTATTCGATATTGCATAATAAAGTAAAAGGAAAAATAAATTATAACGACGTAACAATAATCGAAATATTATAAACTAAAATATATAAAATTAATAAATAACTTAAAACCCAATATATTATGAAAACATTTAAAAAATTAGACAAAACAACAAAAGTAGGTTTATCAATAGCAATAGTATTTATTTTACCTTTGCTCGTATCAATCACAACAAAAGTATTAACAACACAAAACATCATATTTTAATTATGACAAATAAAGAAATAGTATTAACAGCATTAAATAAGTACTTAATTGAAATTAGTACAAAAAACGAAATACATAATTTCGATACAATCGAAAAAACACAAAATTTAATAAATTACATAAAAAAATAAACAATGAAGGAATTAAGCAAATATAAATTAAGTAAAATATCAAAAAATTTAGATAACCTTTTTAATTTAGCAACTAATGAACAAATAAATCAAGGTATTGCATGGTACAAAACAGCAAATAAGGAAGCAAATAAAATAGCTAAAAAATACAATTTAGATGTTTACAAAGTTGCACAAGTTATAAGCGCTTTATCCCCTCGTAATAAATGGAAGCAAAATATTTTAGATGCAAATAAACTTTGCGAAGCCTACGTTTTAGGTTTACACCCAACAGACATAAAAGTTTGTACATTTCACAGCAATAAATTTAAGGCTTTTAATATTTTAGCCAATAACTTGCAAATAACAAATAACAGCTTAAAAACATTTAATTTCGTTAACAATATAGCTTATTTAAATAATGATTTTTTAACTATTGATATTTGGCATCTACGAGCATGTTTTAACAACATGATTAAAATTAATAATGCTGCAATAGGTAAAATAGCTTACGAGCAAATAAAACAATTAACATTAAAAAAAGCCACTAAATTAGGTTTAAAAGGATTTGAACTTCAAGCAATACTTTGGCTGTCGGCACAAACAAATATAAATAATAACTAAAACCTAAAAATATAATACTATGAACAACCAATATATCAACGCAGTAAACAGTATAAACGACAACTATAACAATTTAGACTTTGAAGAAATGAATATCGATTTCAATATTGACTTATATAACAACTAAAAATAAAATAAATATGAACACTTTCACAATTACATTTAAAGACGCATTAGGGGAATTAAAAACTGAGGAAATGGCATTAGACTTTGTTACAGTTAATGGCGTAGTGGCTTGGTTTATGGACGTCCTAAGCATAAGAATTATATCAATAACTAAAAACTAAAAAAAGATGAAATACACGATAAACATTGGATTGAGAGATAATAACTATAGTAAAGCTGTGGAATTAATAAATAATGCCCGTCAAGGCGGATATTTTGAGAATTACCATATAAGAGAATTAAACGGGGTTTATAATGGAGTACCTGAACCGACCATAGTTTTAACCTTTGATACAAAAGCGGATATTACGAGTATGGTTCCATTAATCGAAAATTGGTGCACGCATATGAATCAAATTTGTATATCAATGCAATTAAAGGATAATGACAATAATACTTTTGGCGCTTTAATATATGAGCCAAATTTCAAAGGGGAGCAATCGAGTTTTAATATTAACTACTTTTTAAAATAATAACTATGAACACTACAATAAAAGAAACCTTAAATTTGCTATATACATTAGAGGATTATTTTCAATACGATGAAACAAAAAAAGGTGTTGAAATAGGTACATTAATTAATAAACTACAAAAAGAACTAAAATAAAATAACTATGAACACCACAATAAAATATAAAGGGATTAAATTAGAATTAGAGGGGGACTACGTTCAGGCTTATAGGGGTGGATATAACGAACAATCGCACCAAGACTATTACGAAACACACACGGTTTTTGTTAATGGCGTAGACATCACTAATTTACTAAATGAGGAACAATTAACTGAGTGTGACACTTTGGCAGTCGAAACGTTTTAACCTGACACAATGTCCGAATTGTTGTCGTTTTGATGCAGATTCGACTACGTCTTATATACTATAAGAGATAGCTGTATTTGCATCAATATTTGAAAATATCAATGATAATAGGACTTGACAAAGCAAAAAAACACTTTAAATTTAAACAGTAACACATAAAACATTAATAATCAGTAACTTAAATAAATATAATTATGACACATAAAGAGAAAGACGTATTAATAGGAAACTTAGTAGATAAAAACGTGGCATTAAAAAAACGGGTGGATTACTTGGAAGGTAAAAAATATGAGGATACTTTACTACAGTTAGAAGGTATCATTGAAAAACAAGATAATGAACTTTTAATATTAAAATCAGAACTAAACGAAACAGAAACCTACAACCATATTTTACTAATGGACATTAGGGATTTATATAAAAGGATTGATTCTAAAAATGAGGATATTCAAATATTAAATTCATTGTTAGATAATAAATAAACTTTAGTTTAAAATATAATAAGTACAAAGGGGATAGCATTAATTTGTTATCCCTTTTTTTATGCCTTAGAACCACATAGAAGCGTTTTAAGAGCTTTTAAGAGATGTTTAATATATTGTGTCCATATACTTTTATATATTCGTTAAAACATCATTAGAATAGGAAATAACATTAAAGATACTTTTTACGTTTATTATTATAAGATAATTAATATATAATTTCTATTAAAATGGCAAAAGGAATAAAGAAAATCGATAAGAGAACTAACAATGGCGGGCATTCAACCAAGAGTTTAGACCCAAATGATAGGCGGAAAAATCAATTTAAGGACGTAATGCAGGACAATTTGTCACGTGATGAATTAGGTAAGGTGTTCAGGGTGTTATATAACGAAGCAATAGATGGTAATATACAAGCAGGTAAACTATTATTAGAATATTCTACAGTTAAGCCTACTGCACAGGTTGAAATATCTGCCAATTTGTCTGCAGGTATAGACTTCAGAAACTTAATTGGGTTCGGTATTGATGATGACGTTACTATAGATGTAACAGATGAAAGCTTAACAGATGAGTAAAGGTAAACCAAACGTAGTAATAAGCCCTAAATATGCACCTATTACGCAAACAGATAGCAGGTACTATATTGTCACGGGCGGGCGTGGTTCCTCTAAGTCATTTAGTATAGCATCACTACTAACATTATTAACCTGTGAGGGCGGACATAAAATATTGTTTACACGGTATACTATGACATCCGCAGAAATTAGTATTATACCTGAATTCCTCGAAAAGATAGAACTATTTGGATTAAAGGAATATTTCCATATAACAAAGAATGAGATTGTAAATAAGACCACGGGAAGCAAGATATTATTCCGTGGTATTAAAACCTCATCAGGTGACCAAAGCGCAAATCTTAAATCCTTGCAGGGTATTACTACCTTTGTAGTAGAGGAGGCTGAAGAGTTAGTAGACGAAGATACATTTGATAAGATAGATTTATCAGTACGACAGAAGGGTGTACAGAATAGAGTTATATTAGTAATGAACCCTGCTACGAAAGAGCATTGGATTTACAAGAGATTCTTTGAACAGGCAGGCGTTACAGGTGGTAGCAACACTACTAAGGGAGATACTACTTATATACATACTACGTATAAAGACAATGAAGCAAATGTTTCTAAGTCCTTTATAAAGAATATGGATAGAATGCGTAGAGATAGACCAAAGAAATACCTACTTGAGATATTAGGGGGTTGGCAGGATAGCGCAGAGGGTGTTGTTTTTAGTGATTGGAGTACGGGAGAATATAACCCTAACGAATTACAAGTTACCTATGGGATGGATTTTGGTTTTACTAACGACCCTACAACGCTGATTGGTGTAGCGATAGACAAAAAGAAAAGGATAATATACGCTAAGGAATATATGTACAATACAGGAATAAGTACTACAGATACTGCCAATATAGTGCTATTAACTTGTGGGAAAAACTTAGTTGTGGCGGATAGTGCAGAACCACGTATGATAGATGAAATGCGTAAACAAAAATGTAATATAGTTGGAGCAAAAAAAGGCGCAGGTTCTATTAATGCGGGTATTGCATTGATACAAGATTATGATTTAGTTGTATGTCCTGAGAGTTTAAACCTTGCAAAAGAATTAAATAACTATGCTTACAGTCATAAAAAATCAGGTACATTAATTGACAATTATAACCACCTTTTAGACGCCCTAAGGTACTCAGTTTCCTACACTTTAATGGGGAATGGTAAGATAGAGATTAGATAAATAACAATACACCACAGAAATACGTTTAAATAGTATATGAAAGAAAGTATTAAAATAACATTACCTGAGGATATATCAGACATTACTTTGGAGCAATCACAAAAGTATTTATCTATTGTAAGACGTGAAGATATAAACGATTTCGATAAGACTAAAAGGATTGTTGTTTTGTTTACGGGTCTAAAAAGGCGTGACGTTGAGTTGATGGATGTTGGGGATTACGATACTATTGTAAAGCAAATTAATAAAGCATTGGATTTGGATGTTGAGTTTAAAAATAGATTTACTCTAAATGGTGTAGAGTATGGAATGATACCTAAGTTAGATGAAATTAGTGCAGGGGAATATATAGATTTATCATCTTATGGAACAAGCCCTGAAACATTGAATAAGGTAATGGCTATATTGTTTAGACCTGTCATACTGTCAGACGCTTTTGGCAACTATGAAATTGAGTCTTATACTGCGAATAGCGATTATGCTGAAGTAATGAAGCAAGCACCTATGAATATTGTTAACGGTATGTTAGTTTTTTTTTGCCTTTTATCGAGCGAATTGCAAATACATACCCTGAAATATATAGCGTCCGTTCAGGAGGTTCTGAAGCTAAAGCAAGCCCTTACTTCGAAAAGTGGGGATGGTACCCAACGTTAGATATGATGGCAGACGGAGATGTGTTAAAAATAGATGCAATAACTGAATTACCAATGCATACATTTCACGTTTCATTAGCACATAAATTAGATAAGCGTAAGATGGAGGAAGGATTAAGAAATAAAAAAGGCGGTAAAAACGTAACACAATTATAATATGAATGCATATAGCCAACTATTAAGATACATTAAAGAATTAGTAGAACAAGATGAATACATCACTACAGTTCTTAACAGAGTTCCTGAGGACTTTGATTGGGAAAAAGGTAATATCTTCCCAATATTTAATATAAGTGCCTTAGAAGGCTCCCTAACGTCTACAGCGACAGTTCTATTTAGTATTGAATTAACTTGTGTTGATATTAGAATGATTAATAAGGAGAATGTAAATGATAAGTTTTGGGATAATGACAATAGTGTTGACAATCATAACGCTACATTAGCTTCATTATCAGCGGTTTGGACTAAGATGAATAGAGATTTCGCTAAAAATAATATAACTGCATCGGATAACCCTACTATTAATCAAATAGATTTCGCAGGTGCTAACATATATGACGGATGGACAATGTCTTTTGATGTTGAAATGCCTATATATGAAGTAAGTCTATGTACAAATGTCTAAACTTAAAATAGAAATAAAGAAAGTATTAACTGTATTGGGTAAAGATATAGTTACACAAGCTAAGAAGAACATAAAAACCTCTAAGATTAGCTCTAAAGGACATTTATACAATGGTATGAAGTCTAAATCTAAGGTTAATGAGAACTCAGTAAGTTTAGCTATAACGATAGCAGACTATTGGGAGTATATGGATTACGGAGTTGAAGGTGTAGGAGGTCAAAAAGCAGATGGAAGTAATTGGGTAAAGCGTAGAGTAACTAATAACAAGTTTAAGTATAGAGAGAAGATGCCACCACCATCGGCATTTAGCAGATATACATCAGAAAGAAGCGGACAGTTTGCTATTGCTAATAGTGTGTTTCACAGAGGTTTAAAGACGACATCATTCTTTAACGACCCTTTTGATACTGAAACTAAAGAGTTAGAAGAAAAGATATTACAAGCTTCTTTTGACGCAATAGAGAAAAGTTTAGATAAAATCATAGAAAACAACGATAACATAACAATTAAATAAGATGATAAGAGCATTAAGTCCGTATTACATAACTACAAATTTAACATACACAAATCCCACTTCAGTTATATGCAGTAAGTATACATTGACTGTTCAAGTGTGGGATGGCTTGATTACTGAGTATGACGGTAGTAACTCTAATGTTGAGGTTAACACTTATGACATTACTTTTGTTAACACACAAGAAGACCCTACAACACACGAGATAAATATAAATGCTATCATTCAGGATTACATTGAGTTTAAACAACCATTTCCTAATCCTGCTGAGACTACTCAAATTATAGATGGTAAGAATCAAATGTGGGTTAGAACATTCGTTAAGTATGATGATTTAACTACTGAGGAGGGTGTAGCTATTGACTTTATGACTTTAGGGTATGCTTATGGAAATGAAGGTAAGAACTATGACGATGTGGCAGACGATATCTTATTAAAAGCACAGGATTATAAAGTAAGTAGAACAGGGTTCTTTATATATCCTTTTGTTGTTTCCGATACAGAAACACTAACTATAACTGCTGTATCTTCACCTGACTCACAATTAAATGAGACATTTAATATTGGAACTACTAACGATTCAGATAATAAAGTAGTTAACTTATGGATTGATTTAAACGACACTACTGACGATGAGTTTGTTACTATAACTAATACTAATGATACTACTTCGGCAACCTCAACAACTATCTTAGACATAGTAAATGAGTGTAAGTACACGCCTTTAGATGTTATATTTCAGAATAAAGATGGTGCTAATCAGATTTTTACATTCTTTAAGAGACAGGACGAGGGAATAACTATAACTGACAACCATTTCGAAACCAATAGAGGTCAGGCTTCTGTAGGATACCATCAGTTTGTTAGACATAATGTACAAGCAAGGACTGCTATATCTGCTGAAACAGGATTTATTGATGAAGATAACAATGAAGTTGTTAAACAAATGCTATTAAGTGAAAGAATATGGTCATATATTGACGGAATTCCTACACCTTTAAACATAATTGACAAGTCATTTAAGTACAAAACAAGACAAAATGAGAGATTAGTATCATATACTATGAAGTTCGAGAAGAGTTATAACGAAATAAACAACATATAAATGGTTAATTTATTTATAGAGGGGCAATTAATAGACCAATATGCTGATGAATCTGTTGAAATAGTTTCATCTGTGTTAGATGTACAAGATATAACTAAGAATACAGGTGATTATTCTAAGACTTTTACAGTTCCTACATCTAAAAGAAACAATAAAATATTCAAACATTGGTATAATGCTACGATTGATGGAGGATTTGATGCAAGAACTCGTATCAAAGGAACTATTGATATAGATGGTGTACCATTCAAAAGTGGTAAATGGCTCTTACGTGGCGTTAAAATGGTTAAGGGAGTGCCTGATTCGTATCAGATTAACTTCTTTGGTGAGACTGCATCACTAAAACAGATATTAGGGAAGGATGTTTTAAGGGATTTAGACTTATCTGCATTTGACCACGAATACACTTCAACAAAAGTAAAAGAAGGATTAGAGCTTGGATTGTTTAACGACTCTGTAATATACACACCTATGTCGCAGAAAGGAATGTTTTATAATTCAGACCCACTTGAAGGTGATTTATTGGATAACAATGGAGATGTGTTGTTGAGAAATATAGCTGCTTTGGGTAATGGTTCAGGATTGCAACATACAGAACTTAGACCATCATTAAAAACTATAGAAATAATAAATGCTATTGAAGATAAATATCCTATAACATTTAGTAGAGATTTCTTTGACACCACAGAGTTCGATGATTTATATATGTGGTTATCACCTGACTTAGAGGGTGGAGCTTTAGGGAATAGAACTGACAGGATAGATTGGGGTATTACTAATGGGCCTTGGACAGACATATCTACTGACATAACTACATACTCATCACCTACGAGCTCAAGGCTTGATAGGATTGAATCAGTTTTTACTTTTATGCCTGATGTAGGATTTGAAAATATTAGTTATACTATTGCTATTAAGGATGTTGATACAGGTGTCGTTTTATCTCAAGGGATATTTACAGGACAAGGGAGTATATCTTCTATAATAAGCTTCTTTGCTACAACTTACTCTGACAAAAACGTAGAGTTTATAGTTGCTACTACAGAGCCTATGAAGTATACTGCATCATTAAATTCAAAACTTATATTAGGAACTAACGGTCAGTACTCTACTACTGAAAACACAGCGACATCAGGAGTGGTAACTAATACTGCGGGTATTGTTATAAACAGATTATTACCTGAGATGGAAATAACTGAATTTATAAAAGGATTGATTCAAATGTTTAAGCTTGTTGTGATAGGTAAAGAGGGTGGAGAATTCTACGTTAACTCTTTAGCTGCTTATTACAGACAGGGAAGTAGATATGACGTTACAAACTATGTTAACTACGCAAAATGGGATGTTGAAAGAGGTGAGATATTAAATGAATTAGACTTTAAGTTCCAAGACCCTTCAACGGTATTAGCCAAGCAATTTTTAGATAACAATGGAGTTGGGTATGGAGATAGCAAGGTTAAGCTAACAGACCCTGACGGTGATGCTTTTGATGGAGATACACTTACTGTTGAATTACCATTTGAAACTATAGTTTATGAAAGGCTAACTGACACAAACACAGGTTTCTTGACTGCGGTACAAGTAGGTAATGTGATTGATATTAAATACGCTCCTGTATTCACAGAGCCTCATTTACATTACGCATCTAAAGTAAGAATTAATGACCTCGACAATCATATTAAATATCACGGAAGCACATTAGACGATTACATTTGGACACCAATGACACATTCAGGGGTGTATTCTCCTGCATATAGTTTGCTGTTTGAATCTGAGAGTAGCACATATACTTATGAAAAATTAAATAATACTTTATATTCTAATCATTATCAGAATTATGTAGAGGCTATTTTCAATATAAAAAGAAGGACTTTTAAAGTATCTACTAAATTACCTATTCAGATAGTAACACAATTAGATTTAAACGATATAATATCTATAGATAAATTAGATTACAGAATAAATAACTTTAAGTACAATTTACTTACAGGAGTAACTGATTTAGAATTGATTAATGGTTTTGATAAGTTTGAAACTAATGATGTTATATTGCCTACCGAATGTTTTCAAGCAAGTAATTTAGCTGCTCAATACAGATTCAATATACCAAATATAGAGGATTATACTATAACTTCATCAGTAGTTGGTGGTGGAACTGCGTTTGTAACTCATAGCGTAACTCGTAATCAATTAATATTAGATGTTGACGCTTGGACATCTGTTCCTGTAGGAGAGTTCTCAAGGACTACTGAATTAGTATTTACAGATAGCGAACCAACAATAGTTCAAGGGGATATAGTTAGGAATGGTGACTTTGCAGATGATTCAGAATGGTACATACCTAATGGATACACAGATGGTTGGATTGTAGGTGGTGGGTTTGCCGAGAGTACAGGTATTGCAGGGAGGAAATTAGACCAAACGTCAAGCTTTGACTCAGTAGTCGGAGGATGTACTTATGAAGTTGAGTACACTATATCTGATTGGGTATCGGGGGAAGTAGGGATTTGGTTTGGTTCTGCTAACAATGTATTTGTTAAAAATTCGGGGAATGGTACTTATACGGGAACTGTCACCCCCCCATTCGATGCTGATGATATAGGCTTAGTACAGATAAATGAACCTAATCATATAAACGGAATATTCATAGGTAAGGTATCTAATCTATCTATTACAGGATGTAAAAGAACATTTAAAGAACAAGGAGGAATGTGTCTAACACAAACTAATCAAGGTGAAGAACAAGCAAGTTAATAATATGAAAGATAATAGCATAATACAAACAATAGATTTCCTACGCTCTAATAAATTTTATGGTGCAGGAGTAGCTACTGAAATAGCAAAAGGTAAGAATGCCTTTGCTTACGATTGGAAACAAATGAAAACTAAATTAATACGTAAAATAAAAGCCTAATGTCAAAAGATATAGAAATCAAAGTAAACGTAGATACCTCATCAGCAGAAACATCTGTTAATGGATTGGATAGTAGCTTAAACAAATTAGGTAATACCTCATCTACAACGACATCTAAAGTTGATAAGCTTAACAAGGAAACTAAGTCGAGTAAGTCAGGTATGGACAGTTTGTCAAGTAGTGCAAAGAAAGCGGCAAGTGCAGAAACTCAAATGGGTAACGCAGCATCTACTGCTTCAACTAAGGTAGGTAAACTTGCTAATACAACAGGACAAGCAAACAATGCTGTGATTGAGATGGGTAGGGTTGCTTCGGATGCTGAATATGGATTAAGAGGTATGGGGAATAACATCTCTCAATTAGCTACTCAGATATTTCAATTAATGTCATCTCAAACTCAAGCTACTGCTGCTACAAAGACAAATACTGTAGCTACATCTACTAATGCTATAACAACTAAGAGTGCTGCTAAAGCATCTAAGGGTGCTTCTACCGCTATTGCAGGTCAGACTGCTGTAACTGCTGCCGCTACTACAACGACTTTAGGTCTTGTTGGAGCTTTAAAAGCTATAGGTGGTGTAATGATGGGGCCTTTAGGAGTCTTATTCTTAATACAAGGAGCTATTGCAGGTATTACTGCTTGGGCAAATAGTGCTGACGATGCCGTTGAGTCAACGGATGGCTTCTCTGACAGTCTTGGAACACTTGCTTCCAAATTAAAAGACTTAGGGCTAACTGAACAGCAACAGGCTATGAGAATAGAGGAATTCATAAAGCTAAGCAAACTTAGAGCTTCTATTGATAATCAGACAGCTAAGGATGACGAGAGAAGGATTGAAATAAGTGAAAGACTGACTGAGGTTGAAAAAGAATTGGCTTCTGCATTATCATTAACAAACGCAAATTATGAGGCAGGGAACACTAAGGCTGCATCGGATAATGCAATTACCTACAATAATCTTTTAAAAGAACAGAACAGACTTAGAACTGAAGAAGTAGCAATTAGTTTTAAAGCTGTAGAAAGTGAGAATCAATATACAGCTGCTAAAGAAAGAGTTTTTTCAGCTCAATCAAACACTCTTCAGGGTTTAAGTGACGAAAAGGCGGCATTAATAAAAGTACAAAAGAATCTTTCAACAACTTCTGAGGAATATGATGCATACGCCGATAAGATTAAAGAGGTTCAGGGTAGGATAGATGAGATTCAAGGCAAAAAAGGCAAAGGAACAAAAGATACTTCTGATAGAGATAAGGCTGCGATAGATAAAGAGATTAACGCTCACCTTGATAAGCATAAGACTCTACAGAAAGCAGAGGTTGATGCAGCTAACAGAAAGTATGACAAGTTGGCAGAAGATGCTGAAAAGTATGGTTACAAGACGGTAGAGATAGAATCTGCAAGAATCCACGCTATAGCTGATATAACAGAAGAGTATAGTTTACTTGAGCAAGAAAAAGAAGTTGAGAGAAACCAACGTAAGAATGACTTAGCTCTTGACCAACAGCAATGGGAAGATGACAACATAGAAAGTCCTTATGCTAAGTATTTAGCTAAACAAAACACTATTGAGTTAGAGATGGAACAGCTAACAGAGAGGTATGAGACTGAGAGAGAGATGTACAAGGATGACAAGGAAAAGATGTTGGAGCTTGAAGCTGACTACCTTGATTCTTCTCAGGAGTTAAAGCAAAATGCAGCAGACCTTGAAAAACAAAGAGCAGAACAACTTGCGGCAGATGAGTTAGCTATTCAAACAGCATATGAGAAAGCAGTAGTTGACCTTAGAGATGCGAGTTTCAATGCAGCTGAAGGAGGATTTGATTTAATGAAGAAGTTGTCAGGTGAAAACAAAACACTTCAAGGTATTGCTATAGTTGGTGAGAATGCAGTAGCGGTTGCAAGAATAATAACTGAAACAGTAGCTACTAACAAAGAGCTTACTTCTACAGCTATATCAGAAACAGCTAAATCGATAGGTGCGTATGCGGAGTATGATTTTGCAGGAGGAGCGATGCACAATACAGCGGCAGGTATAGCATCAGCAGGGATAATTACTAACAATATCGAAGCAGGAACATCTATAGCAGCGTCTGTAGGGGCGGCAGCAACAGGATTAGCAGCATTAGGTGAAAGTGGTAATTTAACAGGAGGAGGAGGAGCTCCAAGTGGTTCAGGAGGAGCTGATATACCTGCACCTACTTTTAACTTAGTAGAGGGTTCTGAAGGTAATCAAATACAACAAAGCATACAAAATGCAGGAGACGCACCTGTAAGAGCTTATGTAGTTGCACAAGATGTGACGAGTCAGCAGAGTTTAGATAGACAAATAGAGTCAAATAGTGGACTTTAAAAAGGCGTGAGCACCTCCTAAAAAGGCGTGAGCGGTTAAGAATAACAAAAACAGTATAAAATACGTTATATAGTATATGAAAACATTTAATGCTAAGTTTAAAAAAGGAGGAAAAGGAGTGTTTGCTATTAGTTTAGTAAAGACACCTGCAACCGAAGAGACGTTTATAGCAATGTCAGCTCAAGAAGAGATGATTAAAATGGCTAAGATAAACGAAGAACAAAGAGTAGTAATGGGTTTAGTACTTCAACCTGAACAGTTGATACTAAGACAAGACCCTGAGAGTGGAGAGAAGTTCAATATAGTCTTCTCTGCCGATACAATTAAGGAGTTATCACACAACTTCTTTAAATCAGGTTTTCAATTAAATTCAAAGTTGGAACATAACAGTCCTATAAAAGACGTGACGTTTGTTGAAAGTTGGATAGTTGAGAACTCTGATATAGATAAGAGTGCAAACTTCGGAATGAATTTTCCTAAGGGGAGTTGGATAGCAACAATGAAGATTGATAATGATGACATTTGGAATAACTATGTTAAGACAGGTGAAGTTGAAGGATTCTCAGTTGATGCTATGGTAGATTTAGAAGAGATTAATTTAAAAACAGAATTAACAATGAGTGAAAACAAAAGTATAATTACTATGCTTAAAGAAATCATTTCAGGTGCTGAGAAAGTTGAAGAAACTGTTGAAGTTGCATTAGGTAGTGTAAAGTCAGGAGATTTAGATATTCAGTTTGAAGGTGATAGTCTTGAAGCAGGAGCTTCTGTGTTTGTAATGAACGAAGAAGAAAAAGTAGCATTACCTGATGGAAGTTATCAAATTGATGACGCAGGAACTATCGAAGTAAAAGATGGTTCAGTAGAGTCTATGGGTGAAGCTGACGCACAAGAAGAAGAGGTTTCTGAAGAGGTTGAAGAGATTGAAGAAGTTGAGGCAGTAAGTGAAGAAGTAACAGAAGAGGTAGCTGAAGAAGTTGCTGAAGAAGTTGCTCCAACTAACGAACTTGATACAATCAAATCTATCTTAGACGAAATGTTTGAGGCTTATGCTGAGAAGATGCAAGTACAAATGTCTGAATTAAAAGCAGATTTTGATACTAAAATGTCTGTAGTAACTGAGAAGAATGAAGAATTAAAGTCTGAATTAGTAGTGATGTCTAAGACTCCTGCTTCTAAAGCAATCAATTCTGTACCTACTCAAGTAGCTATGACAAAACAACAGAGAATGTTGGATGTTATAAAAAACACAAACAAGTAAAAAATTAATTAATTTAAATAAATAGTAAAAAAATGGCAATAACAAGTAATTACGCAGGATTCGAAGCTACAAACATTATGCTTCAAGCGCAAAAAGAGGAAGATACATTAAGATTAAATCTTATCAATGTAGTTCCAAACGTAGGGTATAAATTAAACCTTAGAAATTTAGATGTAACTTTAGGAGTTGTAGATTACACTTGTGGTACTACACCTGCTACTGATGCAGTAAACTATGAAGAAAAAGTTCTTACATTAGACAAGTTCAAAAATGAATTT